CACGTCAGTCAAGGGAAAGCGTGGCAAGGACGACACGTCCGGCAAGGCAAGGTGTGGATCTCGATCGGGGAGGGACTCGACGGGACCACGCTCCGCGTCAAGGCATGGATGAGGGTCAAGGGTCCTGCTGACGACGTGCGTATCCTTCCTCGGCCAGTCCAGGCGAACAGTGCGGAATGGGGGACGTACATCGCGGCGGCTGAGCGCGAGCGGCCATCCCTCATCATCATCGACACGCAGGCTCGACACTCGGTCGGGATCGAAGAGAACTCGAATACCGAAATGGGCAAGTTTATTCAGCAGCTTGAGCGACTACGCGAGGCTACCGGGGCTTGCGTGCTGATCGTGCATCACGTCGGTAGGCAAGGTGATGATGCCCGCGGCGCGAGTAGCATTGATGGTGCGCAGGCAAGCGAACTGAAGGTTAAGAAGGTTCGGAAGCTGTGTCTTTCGCTATCTGTAGATAAGCAGAAAGACATGGAGGAAGATTCTGCTCTTGAAATAGATCTAAGGTCAGTCAATCTCGGGATAGATCCTGTCACAGCCAAGCCGATCACGAGCTTAGTGCTCGTTGAGGATTCATTCGCTACCCCGCGACCGATCAACCGGCCGTGGATAGACGATCTCGCGATGAACCAATCCGATATCGTACGCGTGATCGTCGAGCACGGCTTGACACTCGGGCTTACGCGTGCCGAGATAGCAGGTCTTGTTGACGAGAAGCGGCAGCGCGAAGGTCGGCCACCCATGACGAAGTCGTCACGGTCCACGGCTATCAACGCACTGGCGCGACAGAATCTCATCCGTATGATCAAGGGAACGCAGCGCTTCACTGTGCACGATCCCGAGGGATTCGATCCGAATGCGGATAACAGTGATGAGGAGTCGGATGATGATGAGTAATGATCGTCAAGATCGACTAGAGCGATCGTGCTGAGAGTCATGATCATCGTACTTTGCGTGACGGAATTCCATGATCAAGTCCGTACCGGCGGTACGGCCCGGTACGTAGCATGATCAAGTCCGTACCGTACGTACCCCAAAGATCAAGTCCGTACCTATTCTGACCTGGGAAGGTACGGCGTGGTACGGCGTGGTACGGAGGGTACGTACTTGATCTCCCCGTCCCCCCCTAGAAGGGGGACGGGGACGTACCGAGGTTCGGGGGGAGACTTCGAAAAACAAGATCAAATAGGGGTCCGGGGCGTGATGGTGAACCCTAGTGAGCTAATGCGAGTCGACATACAAGGGGTTTCAATATGACGATCGAAGTGTTCGTTAATGGTCGAGCGAGGACGAAAGGCTCTATGCGAGCAATAGCGAACTGGTCGACGCAGGCGGTCAGGCAGGTGGAGGAGGTGGCTGATTCGAAACCATGGCGCGCCGCAGTGGTGAACGCGATCGTGCCGGAGATCACGTACATCACTCCGGTAGGCGTGCCCGGAGGGGGTGGCCGACGTTTACTGCGGGGGTATCCGTGGACCGGACCGGTCGCGGTTACGCTGAGGTTCGTGATGCCATGGGAAACCAGGGAGTGCCCCGGGGGTTGGCCGACGTCGCGTCAGTACGGAGATCTTGATAAGCTTACTCGCAACGTGCTCGATGCGCTCAGTGTGCCAAAAAAGAAGGGTGACCTGTGCGCCGGGCTGTACCAGGATGACAGCTTGGTGTGTAAGCTCGATGTGACGAAGAGGTTCGTCAACCCGTCAGTACCCGAGGATGAGGTAGGGGTGTTGATCACGGCATGGGAATTGGAGTAAGCATCAGACAAGCCGAGCTGCTGCGCCAGGGTGCGCGGCGCTCGCATGACGACCAAGAAGAGGCCAGGGAGCGCAAGCCGGCTCCGGGCGCGGCGGGGTGGCCGGAGCCGCTCATCCCGATGCGCGACGCGGTGTCCGCAGAGATGCCGTCGAGCCCTCGGGCGAACGCGCTGCTCGCCAAGCGTCGGGGGTGGCTGGTCCGGACCACGTACGCGGCCGGCACGAGCATGACGCGGTACGGCGAGCCCGGCAGGCTCATCGAGTCCATCGCGGTGCGGTGCGCCCGGATGGATGAGGACGAGCTGACCCGGGTCGTCATGATTTGGCATCGTCCCTGGGATCAGGCGGACGCGGCCTACAAGTTCGTGAGCGCCTTGATCTGGGGGACCCACGAGCGGTTACGCAAGACGAAGTTGCAAGACGCGCGTGATGTGTTAGAGTCGAGGGGTAGCGCGGATGAGAGCGCGATCATCGACCAAGATGTCACAGACCAAGACGAACGAGAGGGTGAACACGATGGCACAGGTCATCACTGAAGTACCGGCGGAATGGAAGGTGCGACAGACCGCGCCCGGCACCGCCCCGTGGGACGGCTGGCGGCAGTTCAGCGACGGTCAGCTCTACATGCTCGACGCGAGTGACTACGAGGGCAAAGCCCCGGGTCAACGCGCGAAGGCGGAGCGCTGGGCGGTCGCGGCCGGGTACAAGCTGGTCGAGTTCGCGCGCAACGCGGACAAGATCGCGATCAAGTTCGAGAAGCTGTCCGACGAGGACGCGAAGGCGCAGCGCGTGGCGCACGCCGCAGCGCTCAAGGCCCTGAAGGAGGAGCGGGCCGCGAAGGCCGCCCAGACCGTCCAGGAGGCGCCGCCCGCGCCGGAGGGTACTCCGGCCCCCGTCGACCCGTTCGCGGCTTCCACGGCCGTCTGAGCGGGCTACGCGAGAGCCCCGGACTGCCCCACTTCAGGGCGCGCGGTCCGGGGCTCTCGCGCGTGCAAGGATGATCTTGCTAGGCTGGGCGCATGGGCAGACGACACCCGACGCGCGACGAGGGTAACCGTGGGATGGCCGGCGCGGCGGACGAGTTTCGTACCGCGGCGTTCGTGGTGTGCCGCTCGGTGCGCACCCTTGAAGACGTGGCCGGCCGGGCCGGTACGTCTACAGCCGTGCAGTTCGAGCCGACGTTCGATGACCTCGAAGACGCGACGAACCGGCTTCGTACCGTGCTTGCGAGGTGGGGTCGATGAGTCTCGCGATGCCCGAGCGCAACGCGGAGATCTGGCGTCGGTATCAGGCGGGCGAAACGCTGGCGGAGTTGGGCGTAGCGTATGGCGTTTCTACTGCCAGGATACAGCAAATTGTCACTTCCGCTCGACGGACCGGAGGGTACGAGAAGCTGCAAGAGTGGCGGGATGATCTCGTACGTACGATGCAAGACAATGCTGTGGCGTTGGTTGAGATCCGCGACGCGCCCCTGCCGACTGCGCATGCGAACAACGGCGCAGCGCTCTTCGATCCTGAGACTGGTGAGGTTGTTAGGGATGTGACTCCGCGGATCGCTGCGATCGATCGCCTCGGTCAGTACCAACGCGATCTCGCGAAGCTGCTCGGACTCAATGCGCCAGACAAGGCGGTCGTCGATTCCACTCTGCATTACATCGTTGAGGGTGTCGATACTGACAAGATGAAGTGAGGTAGCAATGGGCAAGTGGCAGGCGATTTTCTATCTTGCTGCGGTTGTCTTGCTGGTGATCGCGGCATTCCGCGGGCCGGTGCGCGTGAATCTCGCGCTGCTCGGTGCGGCGTGCGCGTTGCTGGCGTTCGCGCTACCGGTGATCTGGGCACTGTGACCGACGTCATCCATTGGTACCAGCCGCGCGGAGCCTGCAAAGACCTAATGGAGTGCCGAGCGGATGAGGTGCTGATCAGTGGGCCGGCCGGTACGGGGAAGTCGCGCGCATGCTTAGAGAAGGTGCACACGATGGCGCTTCTCAACCCGGGGATGAAAGCGCTACTGCTCCGCAAGACGCTCGTCTCGTTGACCGCCTCGGGGCTCGTGACGTGGCGCGAGAAGGTGGCAGCCGAGGCGCTCGCGGCTAAGTTGGTGTGGTGGTACGGGGGATCGCAGCAAGAGCCGGCGCAGTACAAGTATCGCAATGGATCGCGGGTGGTGGTCGGTGGGCTCGATGATCCCACGAAGATTATGTCAACGGAATATGACTTGATCTACGTGCAGGAGGCTATCGAGCTGACAGTGACGGATTGGGAGAACGCGACTACGCGACTGCGTAACGGCGTGGTATCGTTCCAGCAGTTGATCGCGGATACGAACCCTGACCGGCCGACGCATTGGCTGTATGAGCGCACCAAGACCGACGCGACGAAGATCATGCATTCACGACATACCGACAACCCGACGCTCTATGATGAGCATGGCGAGCTGACCGAACACGGGCGCAGCTATATGAAGCGGCTCGACGCGTTGACCGGCGTGCGTCGCTCGCGTCTCCTTGAGGGTAAATGGGTGGCCGCAGAGGGGCTCGTGTACGACTTCGATCCCGCTGTGCACATGATTGATCGGTACCCGATTCCGCCGGAGTGGCCGCGGGTATGGGTGGTCGACTTTGGTCACACGAACCCGTTTGTCGTGCAGTTTTGGGCAGGACACCCGGATGGTAGGTGGATCAGGTACCGCGAGATCTATATGTCTGGTCGGACTGTCGACATGCACGCGCGCACGATCATGCAGCACGTCAGTGTGCCTGATCCGGAGTGGCGAGGCGAGACGCGGTACGCGCATCAGGGTAGGATCTGGACAGAACCTAAACCGCAGGCGATTGTCTGCGACCATGATGCGGGCGATCGTGCGACGCTCACGGCGGAGGTCGGACGCGGTACCGTCGCGGCATTCAAGGATGTGGACAAGGGGATACAGGGGGTAGAGCGCCGGCTACGCGTGGCATGGGGTCCATCGGATGATCGGCACCCTGGTATCGAGTTCATGCGGGATAGCCTGGTCGAGCGCGACGAGACGCTCCGCGAGGCTGGCAAGCCGACGTGTACGGAGGAGGAATTCCCAGCGTACGTCTATCCACCGCAGACGGCTCGTGTCGCGGCGACGAAGGCGCCCCCCGAGGCACCGATCAAGAAGGATGATCACGGGATGGACGCGACGCGCTACTTCGTGGCCTATGAGGATCTCGCACCACGCGGCCGAGTGCGGTTCATGTAGCACTTGCACGTACGCAAGTCACATGCTAAGCTATGGGCATGACGAGGACGCGAATCGAGTACTGGCAGAGTTGCTGTGACGAGGCGAAGCGCATGTTTATCGCTAGCGGTGCCGATGATCCTACTGGCGACGCGATGCGTGCAGCCGATGAGGAATGTGCATATTGGGATGCCAAGCCTGAGAATGAGCGCCCTTGGGTTGCCGATGAGGATTAGCCCACTGGCCAGGGATGGCCGGCGGCCTGTACGCTGCCGCCATGACTACCACGGACGCCAGTCGCGCACCGGGCCTGGCATGGGGTGGGCAGGTGGCCGACGCGTGGCGCGATGGCCGTACCGTGCGCCGACGCGAGCCGACTGAGCGCGCCGTACTGGCGCTGCTCGTGACCGGTCTCATCACGCTGGTGGGGTGGGCCGCCCGGTTGCCGTTGCTGGCGCTCGGCGCCGCAGGTTGCGTGGCCGCTAGCGGGTGGTTGGCCGGTCCGGCGTGGGTCGGGTTGCTGACGACGGCCGGCGCCGCGCTGTTCGTGGAGTGGCGGACCAGCCGATGAGGAGCGCCCTCTCAGGGGTGGCCGACGCGATCCGCGGGATACGGAACCAGGGCGCCGCACCGGTTCCGTACACGTCGCGCCGGAACAACACGGGCCTCGCGCTCATGGGTGGTGGGCGTGGGGAAGATCGTGGTACGCAGCTCGCTGCATTGGGCGCGAACTCGACGCTGTTCGCGATCGTGAACAAGACGAGCACGGCGCTCGCGAGCGTCGAGTGGCATCTCTACAAGAAGGCGGCGAGCGGCAAAAAGGAAGATCGCACTGAGGTCACGTCGCATGTAGCGATCGATCTTTGGAAAAAGCCGAACGACTTCTATACCGGTCAGGTGTTCCGTGAGGCGTGGCAACAGCACGTCGATCTCACGGGCGAGGGTTGGTGGGTGATCGAGTGGTCGTCAATCATGTCGAATATCCCGCTCGGTCTCTGGCCAGTGCGACCCGATCGGATGACGCCGGTTCCGAGCGTTGACAAGTTCATCGCGGGGTATATCTATACGTCACCCGATGGCGAGAAGATTCCGCTCGGCTTGCGTGACGTGATCTGCACGAAGATGCCGAACCCCAATGACCCGTATCGTGGGATGGGACCGGTACAGTCGCTGCTCTCGACGATCGACTCAGTGAAGTACGGCGTCGAGTGGAATCGGAATTTCTTCCTGAATTCGGCTGAGCCTGGCGGGGTGGTGCAGCTCGATCGTCGGCTCGATGATGACGAGTTCGATGAGATGACGGCGCGGTGGCGCGAGTCGCATCAGGGTGTGGCGCAGGCGCATCGCGTGGCTATCCTCGAAGCTGGCGCGACATGGGTTGAGCGCAAGTTCACACAACGTGACATGCAGTTCGTGGAGCTGATCAACCTCGGTCGCGAGATTATCCACGAGGCATTCGGGATGCCGCGCTCGATGACCGGTAGCGTGGAGAACGTCAATCGCGCGAACGCCGAGACGGGCAAAGAGCAGTTCGCGGAGATCATGACAGTGCCGCGCGCTGACCGCTTGAGGGATACGCTCAACTCGTGGTACCTGCCGATCTTCGGTGACACCACGAAGGGGCTGGAGTGGGATTACGACGATCCTACGCCGGACAATGAGGAGCAGAAGAACGCGAAGCTGACCGCGTCGAGCACAGCGGCAACGATCCTGGTGGGCGCGGGATGGCAGGCGCCTGACGTACTCGAAGCGGTGGGGTTGCCGCCGATGCAGTTCGGTCCGCCCGGCCTCACGCCGCAGGAAGATCTCCTCGTCAAGATCGTGATCGGCGCACCGACGCTCGCTCCCGTCATCCTCCCGATGCTCGGGTACGACCTACCAGCCGCCCCCGCGCCGGCTCCCGCCCCCACGCCGGTACCGCCGGCACCTGAGCCTCCGCCGGCCGCTCAACTTGAGTCTTCCATGCACGTGCATGGAAGACTCAAGACCCGTCCCTGGTACCCGCGAGCCGCCGCGCCGGCCGGCCCGACCAGGCCGGAAGAGGTGGATCTGACCCCGGTCCGCGAGGCGTTCGACCACGCGCTCGACGTGCTCTTACGGGACTGGTCGAGCATCACCGCTGCGCAGTACCGCGAGGTTTGTGACCAGGTGGCCGCAGCCATCAACGAGGATAACGTCGCTGCGCTCGGCTCAATGACCGTGAGCACGGCGGACGCGAGCGCGATGTTGCTCGACGCGATGACCGCCCTCGGCGCCAAGCAGGCCGCACAGGTGGTCAAGGAGGGCGCAGCGCAGGGCGTCAGCTTCGAACCGGTCGACCCCTCGGCCGGCGAGCTGCGCCCACACGCCGAGGTGGTGGCCGCGCTGCTCGGGACCGCAGTGGCGATGTCCGCCGCGCGGTCAGCCCTGCAACACTTCGGCGAGGGGCGGACCGGCCAGCAGGTGGCCGACGAGGTGTTGGTCGACCTGCAGGCCCTGACCGACGCGCAGCCCAAGCAGCTGCTTGGGGGAGCGCTGCACGGCGCGACGAACACGGCGCGTACGGGCACTCTCCGGCGCGCGCCGGAGGCGGCCCTGTATGCCAGCGAGATCATGGACACCAACACGTGCGGTCCGTGTCGCGATGTCGACAAGAAGTGGCTAGGTAACGCGTCCGATCTTGAGCAGGTTTTCAAGACCTACCCCTTCGGTGGGTACATCGGTTGTCTCGGGGGTGATCGGTGCCGCGGAACGGTGGTAGCGATCTGGCGACCGGCCACCGTTGACAATCCCGACGCCAAGCCCGGTCAGCACGAGTCCACACCCGAGGGGCCAGCCACTCCACCTACCCTCGCTGACAGCATCGCGAGTGGCATCGAAAGTACCGAGGTGCTTGGCGGGGGCATGAGCGCCAAGACCGAGCTTGTCACCTTGCAGGATGGTGTCAAGGCGATCCGCAAGACGGCTAAGTCCTCAGCTCAGCGTGACCCGATCGAGTCGAGCGACGCGGAGGAGCTTGCTTCGATCTATGCGCGAAGGCTTGACATACCGGCTCCCGAGGTAACACGCGCGGGTAGTGACACGGTATGGATGGCGTATGTTGATGGTACGCCGACCGCAGGCGAGTACTACGGTCAGAAGCTACTCACGCTCAGCGGTAAGGATGAGATCGTCAGTGGTGAAGCTGGACGTCGGATTGGCTTGTTCGACATCGTCACGGCCAACGGTGACCGTGGTGGTGGTAACTGGTTGGTAGCCGCTGGGCCACATCCGATCCCGATCGATCACGGAATGTCGTATGTCGAGTGGCGTTTGCGGGATGAGCTACTCAATATGCTCACCGGTCCGCGGAACGTATTTGCTCACCACTTGCTCGATGTTGACGCTGACGGATCGGTCGCAGGTGGATCTCGCGATTACAGTGTATCGGATATCGAGCACATGCGCAGGACGTTGAAAGACATGCACGGTGAGTTCATCCGACTCAATCGCGAGAAGTGGTACACCGATGCGTTAGGTCGGCTCGCCTTCCTGGAAAAGCATGCGGGCAGCAAGGGGGAGTTGTGGCCATCCTCGTGACCTCGGTGCGCAACGGTCATCGGATCGATCGTGTCGATCTCGTTGACGGCAAGCTGACATACGAGACGGGCGTTTCTCAGTCGACGATAGAGCGGATTCGTCTTGCCAATCGTGAGCTGACTGACGCCGAAGTCTATGCGCTAGGTAAGAACTCGTCGAACGGCTATTGGAGAATGGCGGAGGAGGTATGATGCCTGCGATCGGCGTGCATCACACCGCGACGGTAGATGAGCCGTGGGACGCGAATGCCGCTGTCTCCGCGATGCCGAACGACGCGGGCGTGTTGCATTACTGTTTCGGGTGGTACGAGGGATCGCAGCCCGATCAAAAGGGTTCGTACAAATTCCCTCACCACAAAACCAAGGGCGGACCGGCCAACCTGCCAGCGTGTCGCAACGGGCTCGCGCGCCTTGAAGGATCGAGCATCCCGGCCGGCGACAAGGCGGGCGTACGTAGCCACCTCGAAGCGCACCTGAACGACGCGAAGTCGAAGGATCTCGCGGCACACCTGCCGTCCCTGATCCCGGGGTACCGCAACCGCGTCGAGCGCGCCATGGCCCGGAGCGGGGGTGGCCGGAGGTGGTACGACATCCGGAACGCCACCGCGAGCACGGCTGACATCTACCTGTACGACGAGATCGGTTTCTGTGGCGTGACCGCAGCCGGCTTTGTCGAGGAGCTGAACGCGATCACCGCGCCGAGCATCGACCTGCACATCAACTCGCCGGGTGGCGAGGTGTTCGACGGGATCGCGATTCACTCCGCGTTGACGCAGCATCCCGCGAGCGTGAACGTGATGATCGATGGGCTCGCCGCTTCGATCGCCTCGGTGATCGCGATGGCCGGGGACACGATCACGATTGCCCCCTCGGGCATGATGATGATCCACGAGGCGAGCGGCGCATGCCTCGGGGCGGCTGGCGACATGCGCAAGATGGCGGATGTGCTCGACAAGTGCACGGCCGTGGTCGCCACGGCCTACGCCGGTCGGGGTGGTTCGGACGCTGACGCTTGGCGCGCCCTGATGGCCGCGGAGACGTGGTACACGGGCGAGGAGGCTGTGGCGGCAGGGTTGGCTGACCGGCTGGCCGGCGCGGACCCCGTGGCTCCCGAGGGGCTGGACGTGACCGCGACCGGGGCGCAGTGGGCGGAGGCCCTGCGGATGTACCGGTACGCCGGACGCGACGCCGCACCGGCTCCGACCGACCCGCGACCGGCGTTCGACCTGCGCTCGCTGTTCAAAGAGGCATTCAACGGTGTACCTTCGGCGCAACCGGTCCCGGTCGCGTCCCTGCATGACGATCCGGAGCTGTTCCGGCGAGCCTTCAAGGAGGCACTGAGTGAGTAAGATCATGGACAGCCGGGCAGTTCAGGCAGCCGCGCGGTCACGCAACCGCATGGCGTTGCTCGAAGCGGCCGGCATCGACCCGCGCGAGGTGGGCCGCGTGTTCAACCGCGCTGGCTCCGTTGCGCCGGGAGACCTCGATCGCATCACGATCCCGACCGATTCGGCCGGTCTCGAAGAGATGCTCGGCGACTCGACCAGGATGCAGAACGTCTTCCGCAACCCGGTCGCGCTCAAGGAGTTCATCAAGAACTACGCGAACACGACGGCCGCGATGAATCCGGACATCACCGCAGCGGTGCAGGCGGAGACGCAGCGATCCATGACGGCGTGGCTCAAGGAGCAGGAAGACAAGGGCGCCCGTCCGCAGGGTGGCCGGCTCGATCTCCGTGCGATCGGTAACCGCATCCCGCAGCCGGGCCGCGTGCTACCCGACACGGTGTACAACGAGGCTGCGCCGGGCATGGCGCTGAACGGACAGTTTCGCAACGCTGGTGACTTCCTGCAAACGATCTGGCACCGGAACACGGATACGAGCGACGCGCGTCAGGCGAAGATGCGCAGGCTTGCTGAGATTCGCAACTCGTTCGGTTCGACTGTGCCGGCGGATGGCGGCTTCCTGATCCCGGAGACGCTGCGCGCTGAGCTGTTGCAGGTCGCGTTGGAGAACGCGATCGTCCGGCCCCGCGCGACCGTGATTCCGATGGAGTCGCTCCGGGTACCGATCCCGATGATCGACTCGACAACTAACGCCACGTCAGTGTTCGGCGGCATCGTTTGCTATTGGACGGAAGAGGCGGCGCAGCTCGTTGAGTCGCAGGCGTCCTTCGCTCGCGTCGTGCTCGACGCCAAGAAGTTGACCGGGTACGCGGAGATCCCGAACGAACTCATCGCGGACGCGGTGGCGTTCAACTCGTTCTTCGAGCAGAAGTTTCCCGTCGCACTCGCGTGGTACGAGGACATCGGCTTCTTGCTGGGGTCCGGTGTGGGCGAGCCGCTCGGCGCGATCAACTGCCCGGCGAGCGTCAACGTGCCCGCCGAAGCTGGCCAGCCAACCGCGACGATCGTCTGGGAGAACATCGTCAAGATGTACGCCCGCATGCTGCCAGCGTCGCTCTCCTCAGCCGTGTGGATCGCGTCGATTGACACCTTCCCGCAGCTCGCCACGATGGCGCTGAGCGTCGGTACCGGCGGTTCGGCGGTGTGGCTGGGCGGCACGTCGCCGGTCGGTGGCGCCGCGGCGTCCCCGCCGATGACGATCCTGGGTCGTCCGGTGATCTTCACCGAGAAGACGTCGCTGCTGGGCACGGCTGGTGATATCAACTTCATCGACTGGTCGTACTACCTGATCGGTGACCGGCAGGCGATTCAGGTTGACAGCTCGCCGCACTACAAATTCCAGAACGACAAGACGGCGTTCCGGATCATCGAACGGGTGGACGGTCGCCCGTGGTTGCAGTCCGCGATTACCCCGCGCAATGGGTCCGCGAACACGCTCACTCCGTTCGTTCAGCTCGCGACGCGTCCGTAGGGCACGTCGTTGGGTCGCGCAGACGTGGCATGAGGCACGACACGGCCGGTTCAAATCCGGCGCTGCGCACGCTCTATCCCGAGTCAGATCGTCTGACGGTAGGGAGAACTAGTCCGGCATTGAAACCCCGGACGGAGAGGTAAAGCACATGAGTGGCATGGAAGGACTCGGCCGACTGTTCAACGTCGTGCCGATCGCGGCCGGTCGAGGAATCTCGCTCGTCAGCGCGGATGCCATCACGTTCATCGTGACTGGTAACGACACGTTCACGCTGACGTGTTCGGACACGTTCGCCGGTTCGTACGCGACGCCCGGCAACATCATCACGTACGCGTACACGAACACGGCGACGAACGGATCGGCGGCATGGGTCAAGACGACTCAGGCAGCCGCGAATACGGTCGTCATCTCGTCGGGTGCCGCAGCGTTCCGGATCGGCGCTCCGCAGTTGCCGGATACCAAGCGGTACGTCAAGCTGACCGCTGGTGGCTCCGGTCTCGTGACCGCGGTGCTGCACGATCTCCTGTCGCAGCGCACCCCGCCGAACCTGCCGGTGGTGTCCTCATGACAACGATCATCAAGAACCTTGACATACGGACGATCTCGCTCGGGATCAACGTGTCCCGGGCAACCGCGACGCTGCCGGCCACGGCCACGGGCAACATCTACACCGTCTCGGGTGGCCGGGTGCTCCTCGTGTCGCTCGTGGGCGAGGTAACTACCATCGTCCAGAACCAGGCATGCACCCTCGCCATCGGCACCGCGCCCACGGTGGGTACCGGCTCAACGACGGCGATCGGCACCGCATCCAGCATCATCGCGGCGCCGGTCAACACGCACTTCTCGGCCAACCCCGGTGGCGCGGTGGCGACCGATCTCGCAACTCAGGCTGGCGTGCTCGTGGCGAGTACCGCACCGTTCTTGATTCCGGTCGGGAACATCACCATCACCACTTCGGCGACCAACACGGGATCCGTGAAGTGGGACTTCACGTATATCCCGCTGGACGCTGGCGCACAGGTGGTGGCTGTCTGATGCCGCGGACGCGCATCGTGGATTCGCTCCCGGAGGGGGAAGCTTCCGGGAGCGAGACACCCGTCATCGATCAAGGTGCGGTGTCTGGCACCACGATCGAGTGGAGGCTGTACGAAGACGACGTGATGGTGCTCACCGGTTCGGCGAGTGAGTTGCGAGAGATGGTGCGGACATGGGTTGGTATCAGCTCCTCAACATCATCGAAGAGGGACGAGAGTACGCCCGCGAACTCCGCTCCCGTCCTCCCCGCGCCTGCCCCAACGACGGAGAGCCACTAGAACAGGGTCCGCAGGGGAAGCTGCACTGCCGGTTCGACGGGTGGACGTGGCCGGACAGTGACACGCCGCCGATCCGCTAACTGAATACGCACCCGCCGGCCTACGGGCGCGGCACCGGTCGAGAAAGCAAGATCAAGGGTGGTTGTCATGGATCAAGTGTGCTACTGCACACGCGAAGACGTGATGCGCGCAATCGACGTCAAGAACTACGCGCGCATCAACGATCAGGTAGACCGCGCGATCCGTGGCGCCACTCTTGCGATCGAGTCGGGTAGCCTCGGGTTGAATCGCAGATTCTATCCTCTCGTCGCAACGCGGTACTTCGATTGGCCCAACGATCAGTACGCGCGACCCTGGCGACTGTACTTCAACCAGTACGACTGTGTCTCGATAACGTCGATCACTACCGGCGGGATCACGCTGAGCCCGAGTGACTATTTCCTTGAGCCGGCCAACTCCGGTCCGCCATTCCGCCGGCTCGATATGAACCTCGCGAGTGTCAAGGCGTTCACGAGCGGCAACACATTCCAGCGCTCGATCGTCATCCTCGGCTTGTGGGGATATAACGCTGATGAGGAGCCGGCCGGCGCGCTCACCGCGAACATCACGACGACTTCCGCTACCTCGTGCACCGTGACGAATAGTGCTATCGTCGGCGTAGGGAACATCATCCGCATGGACAATGAACGGATGATCGTCACCGAGAAGTCGATGGTGAGCACCGCACAAACCGGCTCGATCACCGCGAGCAACGCCGATGTGTCCTTGACGGTGGCCGACGGTACACAGTACGCGGTCGGTGAGACGCTGCTCCTCGACAGTGAGCGCGTCCGGGTGGCCGATATCGCGGGCAACGTGCTGACTATCCAGCGCGCCCAGGATGGCTCCGTCCTCGCTGGCCATACCGGAGCTACCATTTACGCTCCCCGCGTGCTCACCGTGACGCGTGGCGCCCTTGGTACTACCGCGGCGACGCACACGGCCGGCGCGCTCGTCAAGCACGTGGTGCCGCCGTTGGTTCGCAACCTCGCGGTGGCCGAAGCGATCAACACGCTTGAACAGGAGCAAGCCGCGTACGCCCGGACCGTGGGCTCCGGGGACAATGTACGCCCAGCGCCGGGGACTGGACTTAAGGACATCCGTGCGCAAGCGCAGGCCGCGCATGCCCGGCAGGGTCGGCAGCGGGCGGTATGACATGGACTTCGATGTGCTTGTTGTCATGCATGGGCCGTTGTTCGAGCATGGTCGCGCCGATGAGATCGTCGATGAGTTCTTGCACGATGCGAAAAAGACGGTCGGCGATAAGGCCCTTGCGAACTGGGCGGAGAATCTCGACAGCTCGATCCGTCACCCTACGCCGTATTACGAGACGCAGATCCTCAACGAACCCGACGGAGATGCCTACGTGGTCAATGATCGCGGGATCATCTACGGACCGTGGCTCGAAGGCGTCGGCTCACGTAACCGGACTACCCGATTCAAGGGGTACTTCTCGCTACGGCGCGCGTTTCAGAAGCTGCACGGCGAGATCGAAAATGTCATCGAGCCTCACGTGCGACGCATGATTGCGAGGCTTAGCGGTGAATAACTCGGCCATCCTCGAAGCACTGGTGTCGCATGCGATGAGTCTCGGCATCTTCGATCGTGTCAATAAGCATGAGCCGAAGAATGCGCCGGGCCGCGGGTTAACGTTGGCGTTCTGGCTTGGTGATATCAGTCCTATGCCGGGAGCATCCGGCTTAGCTACGACGACGGCATGCGTGGTTTGGCAGGCGCGCATCTACACGAACATGCTCGCTGAACCGCAAGATGGTATTGATCTCGACATGCTCAATGCGATCGATACCCTCATGAACGAATACTCTGGTGACTTCGAGCTTGGCGGGACGGTCCGCGATGTCGATCTACTCGGGCAGTCTGGCTTTGCGCTACGCGCCGCGCCCGGGTACCTCGATCAGGATAACCGGAAGTTTCGAGTAGTAACGATCTTCATTCCGCTCATTGTCAACGATGCGTGGGGACAGGTGGCATAATGGCAAAGACTCCCGGCATGGGTGACAACTGGTACGTTGGTGGAGTCGACGTGTCTGGAGACACGAACTCGTTTGGTCGGATCGGTGGTGGACCGGCCGCACTCGACTTTACTGACGTAACACAATCGGCGTTCTCCCGACTCGGCGGAGAGCGTGATGGCGGGATATCGTTTGTCTCGTATTTCGATCCGATCACTTCGCATCCCGCGCTTGGGGCACTACCGACAACCGACGTGCATCTGATGTATTGCCGCGGTACGGTGCTCGGTAATCCGAGTGCGTGTATGATCGGTAAGCAGCTCAACTACGACGGCAAGCGCACGACGGATGGCGGCTTCCTTTTCTCGGTCGATACCGAATCGAGCATCGGAACCGCGTTGGAATGGGGAACGTTGCTCACCGCTGGTAAGCGCGTTGATGCCGGCGCGACATCGCCCGCGACGGGTGTCGATTTCACGACAGTGAGCACGGCATTCGGATGGCAGGCATACCTTCAGGTATTCGCGTTCACCGGTACGTCAGTGACGTTGCAGCTACAAGATTCAGCTGATAACTCGGCGTTCGCGAACCTCGGTGCGGGGGGCGCGTTCACCGTGGTGTCCGCAGCCCCGGCATTTCAGCGTCTCGCGTCGCCGGGCGCGACCGACGCGGTGCGCCGGTATCTTCGCGTGATCAGCTCGGGCACGTTCTCGTCCGCAACCTTCGCGGTGATGTTCGTGCGTAACACGACGGTGGTGAACTTCTGATGACCACCACGCGCATGACTCCCGGCGGCCAGCGGATCATGCCGGCCGGCCCGGTACAGGCGTATCAGACCTTCTCGGTGAGCGCGCCGCGGGCGACCCACTTCCGGCCGGCCACGTGCGCCGAGGTGGACTGCGCGGCCCGGCGGGGTGGCTGGGTTACCCGAGTGAACGGTCTGGACCCGCTGGGGGCCGACCAGGCCCGCTACATCGTCGAGCAGTCCGGCCGGCGGTACACCCTGACCGAGCACCCGGAGACGGTCGAAGGGGGCGTCTGCCGGAGGTGGCTGAGCTTCGCCTTCCCGGCCGGGCAGCGGTGCTTCGCCAGCCATCAGGTACCGCTCGAACGCGAACCGCTGTTCGTGGTCCGCGGTGGCGATTGGCGTCGAGCGCTCGGTGTCATCCGTCGACACACGAACGCAGAGGATTGGCGAGACGACTTCGCCGCGCATCAAGACATGGTGCGAACGCACGTAGAGAGAGGATAGTTTCAATGGCCAAGTCCACCGGTATGGGATGGACCACGCTGACGATCGATGACAGTAGTGGTACCCCTCAGGCCATCAAGAACGACATCACGAACTTTGACCTATCGACGCCGCGCGCCGTGCAAGACGTGACGGGTGTCGACAAGTTCGCCATCGAGCGGCTGTTGTTGCTAGCCGATTTCTCGACCACGCTGAACGGAGTGTTCAATCCGGCCGCGAACTTTTCGCATGACGTGTTCAAGACCGTACCGAGTACGAGCGTAGCGCGGACCGTGACCATGGTGGTCAGCGCGAAGACGCTCGCCAACGAGACGCTGTTCACGGACTACTCGCTCAAGCGAGCGCAGGATGGCTCGTTGGTCTGGAGTGCGCCGGGCGTGTTGGCCGACGGTACCGTTCCGACGTGGGCATAGTCACGAGAGGGTGACGAGGATGGGATTCGAATACACGAAGTACCGGCCACCTCTGCGGTTGGTGTTCGCTGATCCTGAGCTTAACGGGCTCGTGGTCATCATGAACCGCCCGAACATCGATGAGGCGATGTTCGTTGGTGAGTTCTACGCGACTGATCATGCTGCGGCCACCGCCGAGAAGCGGCAGGCGGATTATGCTCATATCCACGAGCTGATCGCGAGTAAGATCGTTGAGTGGAATATGGAGATTGGCGGCAAGCCGATTCCTGCAACGCTCGAAGGTTTGCGACAGATCGATGGGGATCTACTGGGCTCGATCCTGGGGGCATGGCTGAAGGGGGCAGCTATGGTGTCCGACCCTTTGGAGCAGACATCGAACGGTGGCGGGGATTCGGCGGTAGTGCCGGCATCAATTCCGATGGAACCATTTTCGCCGAACCCTTCGAATTAGCGCGTGCCCGTAAGCTGCTCACGATCTTACGCACGTACCCAGGATACACGCTCAGCACGTTGCTTGCGGAAGATGTCGAGCTACTGCAACTGATAGCTATCGAGACGATGGGAGGTGATAGCGAAGATGGCGAATGAAGTTGAGATCATCGTTACCGGCACCAATAAGTCCAGGGGTCCGCTCAGCGAGCCAGAAGAGGATCTCGATAAGCTTAAGCGCAAGGCGAAGGAAGCGCAAACCACAGTCAAGGGATTAGGTGACGAGTTCGCGAAGGCAAGCGAACATGGTAGCGACTTCGAGAAGGCACTCGGCCGTGACGTTACGTATCTCGACTTCATCAAGGCGAGGATGGTCAGTACTCGCGCTGAGGTCAAGAACCTCGGTGACGAGTTCAATCGGACTGGTAGCAGCGACGTATTCGAGAAGCTGACCAAGTCGCAATCACTGCTAGCCGAGCTTGAGAGTGTGCGTAAGCGTCTCAAGGGGACGATCAGCGACGGCATCAGTGATGGTGCGAAGGATGGCGGACCGCGGTTCGAGAAGCTGGTCATCGGCGCGGCCACCGGGGCGGCTGAATCGGTGGCCGGTCTCTTCGGCAAAAGCCTGTCCTCCATGCCGCCCGAGGCGCAAGCGGCGCTCGGCGCCTCGATCGTCGCCGTGGTGGCTGCCGCTGCCCCGTTCATCGGTGCCGCCATGGGGGGCGCGCTTCTCGGTGGTATCGCCACCATCGGCATCGGGGCCGGCATCGCGTCACAGATCAAGGATCCCGATGTCCTGAACGCGACCGAGGATCTCAAGCGGAAGATGAGCATTGACTTCCGTGATGCAGGTTCGGCGTTCAAACAGCCAATCCTCGACTCCGAGAGAGAGATCTCCGACGCGTTCTCCCATTTCGCGCCAGAGCTAAAAAAGGAGTTCGATTCTCTCGCGCCGAGTTTGCGTTCCCTGACGGCTGGGCTGCTCGGCTTTGCGCGCGAGGCGTGGCCGGGTGTACGCAACGGTCTTGAAGCTGGTCAAGTCGTCATCGAGCGCTTGGCGCAGGATCTTCCGCAACTCGGTCACTATATCGGTGAGTTCTTTAACGAGATCAAGAGCGATGGCCCGGCCGGCGCCGCCGCTCTGCATGATCTGCTAAATATCATCGAGCTGCTATTGCTCGGCATGGGTGAGGGCATCAACCTCCTGTCGAAGATCTATCAGGGCTTTAAGGTCATGACAGATCTCAACTGGGGGAATTTCACCGGTCTTGTTGAGGATATCGTCGGCGTTGGCAGCAAGGCGGACGACACCGCAAGCAACATGCGTAACCTTGCGGTCGGCGTGGATCTCGCGGGTGGCGCCGCGATGGACGCGAGCGCGCAGTACCAAGCATTGATCACCAAGCTCAACACGGCCAGTACCACGTCTGACTCGGTGGCCGGCGCGATGAGCGACAGGCTATTCGGTTCGCTCATCGGCATCGATCAGGCGACTCTGCATGTCCAGGAAAGCTTCACGTCCCTGACGCAGACCTTGCAGAACAATAAGAACGCGCTCGATATCCACACGCAAGCCGGTCAGCAGGACCGCGAGGCAATCCTCGCCGCGGTCCAAGCGAATATCCAAATGTACGATTCACAAATCTCCGTAGGTATGTCGGCCACTGATGCGGCTGCCGCTTACGACGCTAACACGCAAGCGCTTGAACGTCAATTGCGTCAGGCCGGCTTGACGCAGGCGCAGATCGATGGCCTGATCGGTAAGTATGCGAGCGTGCCTGACAAGGTTAATACCGATATCGCTATCAACGGTCTCACGAACGCGATCGAAGATCTCGATACGTTACTCCGTCAGATCAACGGGCTGCATGACAAGGATATCACGATTGCCGAGCATGTCTACACCTACCAGGACCCGTCGCAGACGTTCCATAGCTATCGGGCCACCGGTGGTATTGTTGGTGCGGCTGGCGGGGGACCGCGGGGTGGCCTGGTAGAGGTTGGCGAGATGGGCCGCGAACTCGTCAGGCTGCCCTACGGCTCGCAGGTCTACAGCCACGGAGACAGTGAGCGGATGATGGCCGATGCGGGGGGCAGTAGCGCGGGTGGCGGGACGCTCGTGGTGGAATGGGCGGGGGATACTAACTCGGCGTTCGCTACGGCGTTGGCCGAGTTGAACCGTAAAGGCGTACTCAACTTCAAGTGGAAGGGCGGGATATGAGCCGTCAGACGTTCACCGCTGTTGACGTGGCCGACGCCCCTCCGGCGTCGCATACCGCAGTAGCGAACACGGTCACGCGTACGAACCTGTGGGCAGCCAACCTCTGGACGCCGATCCCCGCGCTCGACATGCGGCCCGGCAAGGTCTACACGCTATGGGCCGGCGGGGTGATCTCGACTACCGGTACTCCGACGATCATCTTTAACCCGACGTTCGGACAGAGCGCCACTCCGGCATCCAACGTCGCGCTCGGCGCATCGCAGACGATCACGCTGGGAGCCTCGCTCTCCGGGGTGTCTTGGACAGCGGAATTTCGGTTGGCCGTGCGCTCTCTGGGAGTGGCCGCGTCCGGTGCGACGATCACCGGGAACGGATTCGTGGTCGTCGGTGGCCCGAGCGCCACGGCATCGCAGCTCATCGCCATCGGTGGTTCGGTGCCCACCACGGCTGACCACACGACGGCGCAGGGTCTCTTGCTTGACGTGACGTGGGGGACTGCGAGCGCTTCGAACACCATCACTGCCCAGTGGACGCTGCTCAAGTCGGAGAACTAGGTGCCGATCTTCGTACCGCGGACCGAAGCGCCAACGCATCTCGGCGCATTCCGTGGCATCGGGCCGGGCGCGCTATCGAACCCTATCGGTGGCGTGCCGATCCTACCCGAGCTGTTCGGGCCGAACGCTCGGTTTGCGGTTCAGGCAGCGTGGGGCGCGAACCTCTCGGGTGATCCCGACGCGTTCCCGTTCGTTGACATCACGCATGATGTGCTCCACCCGGGTGATGGGTCTCAGCCATCCATATCAATCACGCCGATGGGGCGCAATGATGAGTATTCGACTGCTCCACCGGCTGCATGCTCGTTCGAGCTGAAGAACCTCACGGGTAGGTACTCGAAGGGGCCGCAGTCACCACTGTATCCGTACATCAAGGAAGATGTGCCGATCCGGGTGCTACTCGACATCGGCAACGGCGCGAGCACGGAGTTCTTCGGCTACGCCGAGGGATTCACGCCAGTAGCCGACCAGACCGGTGCGTACAACGTCGTTCAGGTCTCAGCCACCGGGAGCACGCGCCGGCTGTTTCAGGGTACCTCGCCGTTGCGCACCGCGATGGCGCGCGCTAACCTCGCGCTCAGCCCAGGGGCGTATTGGGAGTGCGACTCGCCATCTGGAAGTGATCGCGCGTTGTCGAGTGTTCAAGGAGTGGATGCGCTTCTCGCGAGCGGTGCAGTTCAGTTCGGCTCTACCGCACTAACACTCGGCGGAGTGGGACCGTTTATCGATACGCGTAATGGTGGTATGCTTACCGGCGTCATCACGACATATGCGCAGTTCAATCCGACGTCTTGGACCATGGAGATGGTGGCCGGGTACGGCAACACCTCCCCGGCAGGGACTCCGGTAGCAGTACAGATCGGCTTCACTAATGGGAACATGGTGGGTTTCGTCGTGGCGACTTCACTCGCTGACGGCAAGCCTCATCATATCTCGTTTAATCTGTTGCAAGTTGGCGCAGATATTCAAACACGGATCTACTTTGATGGCGTGTTTGACCACACTGTAACAACGTCAAGTTTGACGCTATCGCAGCCATCCATTGTGACAATCAACCCGCAGGGGTTCGGGGCCGCGAACGTCGATAATCCGCTAATTAATAACCTCGTGTTCTTCCCGGTTCTTGGCAGCGATTCGTCACTGCGCGCGCGGGCCGCTGCTGGCTGGCTGGCTGAGTCCGCTACCGATCGACTGACGCGGCTGTGCGTCGAAGAGGGGATCACGCTCGACCTGCACGGCACGTCGGACGTGTTGATGGGGGCACAGGCCGCGGACACGCGACTCAACCTCTTGCGCGCGTGCGAGAAGGCGGATCGGGGTGTGCTGGCTGATGGGTTCGGGCCGGGCCTGTCATATTGGTCGCATCAAGCGCGCTCGCAGCTCGTGCAGAGCGCGGCGGTCAGCTTCGTCGTGGGTGGTGCGATTGGTGGCGAGCTTACGAGCTTCAAGCCGATAGACGACACGCAACGCAGAGTGAACAAGTTCACGATGAACCGGCAGGGTGGCGGCAAGGGAGTCTTTGAGGATTCGACAAGCGCGCAGGGTGATGGCTCGAATGGGATCGGGCAGTACGAGTCATCGGATACGGTCAACGTGTCGTCGGACTCCGTGCTCATCAACCAAGCCGCCTGGCGGGTACGCGAGGGTACCGATCCGGCGCCGTATCGGTACCCGGGTATCTCGGTGAACTTCGCGAATAGCCGTGCCGCGCTCAGGGCGCAGGCATGGCTGAACGCCGGGCTCATGTCGCGCATAGACGCGCTGAATCCCGAACTGTACATGCAGCACCCAGCGGGCACGGTGTCGTCCGTCCTCGAAGGCTATAGCTTGTTCCTCGGGCCACGTGTGTTCCGGGCAGACATGAACCTCGGGCCGGCACATCCGTGGGACGTGGACACGCTGGCGAGCAACTTTATCCTCGACACCGGGGGCACCGTGTTGGCTGATCCTGTGCCGCAAGGTGGAACGAACTTCGACGTGATCGTGACCGGTAAGGCTCTATGGATCACGTCTGCCGCATGGCCGCAGGACTTCCCGAGGTGGCTTGACATCGGGGGCTATCCGATCAGGCTCACGGCTGCTGATGCGTACTCGAACAGTAACCCGTACTTCGAGACGGACGTGTCCGGCTGGCAAGTGTTGGCCGGTAGCGGGACGTTTACGCAGTCGAGTACGCAAGCGCATCAAGGCACATTCTCCGGGCTGTTGACGCCGGATGGCGTGACGGCCGGCCCTCAGGTGCGTACTGACGAAGTGGTGGTCAATCCGGGGGAGTTCTGGACGGGCGAAGGTTGGATCTTCAGTACGCTCGGCGGAACGTGGTCGATGTTCATCAACTGGTACGATCTGTCGCACACGTTGATAACGAGTGCTACGTTGGCGTCGGTCATCCTCAATGGCAGTCAATGGACACGGTTCCCGATCAGCGATCCGAGCATCGCGACGGCTACCGGCGTGCAGCTCGGCGCGCTCGCACCGGCCGGCGCGGTGTACGCGCGCATGGGGTTCATCGCTACCGGCACGCCGACGAACACCAACCTAACATACTTCGATCAGGCGCGATTCATCGGCCGACGACAGAAGTTCACCACCGATCCCGTCTCGACCGCGCTCCCGGCCAACACGCCGGTAAAGGTGTGGCGTCCCGCGGTACTGGCCCTGTGAGGTAGAGATGGCGACTCCGGCAAGTCCGTTCTTCCCGGCGGGGCATGCGCTCACGGCCGATGAGTTTCAGTACGCCGTTGGTTACCGCGTCGTCTCGACGGGTGATGCGCCGTTCACGGCCAATGCCTTCAGCGACGTCGTGGGTCTGTCGATCCCCAACGTCCCGCTTGGGTATTATGCTGGGCGCTTGATCTGCTTCTACGATGGCGCGACGGCCGGAGATCTTCAGCTCGGGATAGCTGGCGCCGGTACGGCCGGCGCGGCATGCCGTGGCGCCGGCCCACACATCGACTCCGGGCAGACCACCCTCAACGGTTCGCCATACTGGGGGCATGAGGATTACCTCACGACTGGGCTCGATATCCTCGGTGCGGTCGGTGTCGGCAGCGGCGTCGGTACGACGATCAACTTCACGCTACAAACGGTGGTGGCGGGCGAAGTCAAGATTCAGGCGAAGAACCCTGGCGCGTCGTCCACCACCACCGTGCGTTTGTTCACCGTGTTCGAGTTGATGCCGATCCGCTAGTTCGCCCGCTGATATAGCTCATTTAGTAATGCGCGTTCTGCGGCCAGCACGTTGTCCCCACGCAACAAGCTTGAGCGTAGATTGACGGACGGCGCGGAGTTAGGCCGGACAAGCGCGGCGTTCAGTACATCGGTCAACGTCTTGCTCCGTAACATCACTACCTCCCCTCGTTGATCCTACGCTGTAGATCTTCATTGAGCTGCGCACGTTCACGGATCATGCGCTCAGTCTCTGCCGTGTTGAGTTGGTGCTCCTCAGCGTGCTTACCCTCGTACGTCGAAGCGGCTGCGAGATGCCGGCCAGCACGCTGTCCAGTCGTGGTGTGCTTGCCTGGCTTCGAGTGCTGTCCCATTACTTTCTTTTCATCCATGGCGTCTGCATCAGTGATACAATCAGGGATACAAACCCCAATGCGGCAAGCATGACCATTACTGACAGATCCCGAGGGTAGCCGCCGCGCCGGTACCGTGCTCGCTGGGCGGCGCGGTGATCGCGGTAGGTGCCGGCGAGATGGTCCACACGGGCGAGCGCGTCACGCTCGACGGGGGCGCGAGACTTGGGCGTGGCGCCGGATCGTATCCCGGGCTTCCCCAACCGGCCTCGGTTAGCATGACCACCACGCCAGCCGCCAGGATCAGCGCCAAGCTCAGCGCGATGAGGCCGGCCCGCCATGGGTTCCACACCTTGATCCGCGTACTCACTTCGTCATCTCCTCCGTTGCTTCGGGATCGTTCTGCGTTGAGTGTAGCGCATCGCCTTGCGCACGCGCAAGTGTGTCGTTTCTCACGACTACCATTGAGCTGACGTTATTGACAATAACGACCCTTACGCCGTAAGGGATACCGTCGTCGCCGCGTAACCTGCTCGCTATCTCGTCCATGGCTTTACTGTCAGTCGGACTCGCCAAACCGATGATGACCGTGTCACCCGGTCGCGCTATCGCTTCCATGAGCTTGATTCCTTTCCCTTGCACTTAGGGCACCAGTCGGCCCCCGGTGACCCACCTGCCTCTGCGGTACGGCGGGGAACGATCAGCCACCCATGGCGCGTGGCGGCTGCGCGAGCCTCTCGTGGTGTATGTGCTTGCGTTCGTGTGTCCATCACGCCACAACCGTTGCACGCCACGATGCACCATCGATTGATCACGTCACGCTCTTCCCAATACATTGACTGACGTGGCGACCCATTCACCCTTACCGTCTTGCTGAGCAGTGCATGTCCATTGTCGCAAGCCCTGCGTTGTGGTAACATTACCCTGTACGAGGAATGTGTTGAGCATGCTTGGACTGGCACGCTCTGCGCTGAATCCTCCGGTGACTACGCCGATCGGCTGCGTCAGTACGCCGTCTTCACACGCATGGATTATTGCACCGGTAGGCGCGCTCCCGTGCATTGATAACGCTATTCCGAGCATCACTCCCGTTACGCTCGATGTTACGACTGTCAGCACGATGAGCCAGAGTCGTACGCTGCGCAGTGCATGCCAACGCATCGCGTCACGCTCCCGGGAGCGGGGTAGGGGTCAGCCATCCGGCGTCCGCATCGAGCAGTAGATCGGCCGCCGGAGTGGCCGGCGTGGTGAGGGGTGGCCGGGTACCGAGCTTGCGGTACGCCCAGGCGGTCACCCGGTCGAGCCCGGCGGACAGCTCACGCTCCGCGGCCAGGCAACCGGCCCGGAAGTCGTCGGGGAGCGCCGCGATTGGCTCGACGGTACCGGTAGGTCGGGCCGGCGCCACGAGGGGCGCAGTGGCCGGCTGAGCGGATTCCCGCAGGCGGTCAGCCCGTCCCATGGCCACCTCGTGTGCGTACGCCAGGGCGCCGGCCCCGCCGAGCAGCAGGGCGCCGGCTCCAACGAGCGCGAGCAAGATCTGTACTAACATGATCAAATCCTCTCGATGTTGACGCGCTGGACGTACGGGGTCAGGTCGAACGAGCCAAGCCATAGGGCAATGTCAAGGAGGGTGGCCGCCTGGGGTGGCTGGCCGGCGCGGATGCGGAACAGGGTCGACTCAGCCACTCCCACCTCCGCGGCCACCTCCGCCCACGTCAGGCGCCGGGCTTGCCGGTCGCGGTCCAGGTCGGTCCATAGAGGTTCGGTCAGGATCTTGGTTTGGCTAGCGCGCACGAGAGTCAACCTTACCCGGGCGCTCGCGTCGCTGCAAGGCAATCGCGCGGCACATCGTGCACTCTGACTTCATGATCCAAAAGTGCTCGACGCCGTGCCCCTGGTCGCCCCACCTTTCATGCCGCAGTAGATCGAGATCACTTTGCTCGACGGGCCGCATCTCCATCTCCTCAGTACTGCCAGAGCTTCTCGCGCTTGAGCTGCGCCTTAACCGCGTCGTACTGCTCTGCGGTCATCGTTGCGATGGTGGTCCCGAACGGCTTCAGGAGTTCGGTTGCGCGCTCGTTGGCCAGGGCCTCGATCGTCCGGTACTGGTTTTCTGTCATGCCCTCAGCATAGCACCCGCCTTGCATGCATGCAAGGCGGGTGCCGGGGAGATGTTGATTAGTAGATCTTGGCGAGATTGCGACGGTCGGTTCGCTCTTGCTCGACCAGGGAGTAATTCCAGTCCGTGAGCGGAGTTCGTGTGTCGCCAGTCAGGAACCGTTTGACCACAACATCTACGCCATCGGCGTATCGATAGCCAGGGTTCACATTTGCGTACACGGTGCCTTCGGCATCCGCTTTAGCTCTCAGCTCCCTGGGAAGCTGAAGTAAGTAGCCGGCCGCTCGCGCCCATCCTTTCGAAGGGCCAGTCTGCGCGTCCCTCAGTGCCTCATCGCTATAGCGTTCAGTGTTCGTCATGTCCTTAGTGTAGCACCCGCCTTGCATGTATGCAAGGCGGGTGCTAGGAGATCGTGTCAGACCTTCGTTTCGCGGAGGATCTTACTCGCGAGGTTATCGAGCATCGTGCCGACTTGCGATGCGTTGGCGAGCACCTCCGGGGGCAGCTCGCGGAGCGTCATCTCCGCCTTGTCGTGCTCCCCGCGGGCCAGGAACCGCGCCACGTTGCCGATGGTGGCCGCGTCGTCGAACTCCGACCAGGCGCTCAGCTCGGACTCATGAACGACATAGCGCTCACTCGATGAGCTTGCGCCGTAGTCCTTGGCTTCGTACTTCCATTCGTCACACGTTCTGCTGAACCATCGACCCGTGATGGTCACGCGCTTGCCGTCGTACTGCACGAAGTCATCGTTGACCTTATATTGAGCGGCCGGTCGAGTCGTTGTCATTTCGTCTCCTCCATCTCGTTGGTTGTATCCCAAGTGTGGCACGGGGACTTGCGTCACTGCAAGTCCCCGTACTCGCCGGTCAGCTCTCTTCGTCTTCGGTGTCCTCTTCGTCATCCTCGGTGAACGCGGTCGGCCACCCCTTCGGGAAGCCACCCTTCTCGTCGCGGAGCTTGTCGGCCCGGTACTCCGCGTGCATCAGAGCCTCGCGCGCCCCCGGCGCCACCTCATCGATCATGCTCATGATCTCCGCGCGCTTCTCATCACTGAGTGCGCGGCACGCCTTCCGGTAGAACAGCATCGCCGCGATGTTCAGGGCTTCCGCTTCGGTGTAGGTCGGCTGCTCGCTCATTTCGATCTCCCTCATCTCGTTGTACCCATAGCATAGCAGAGGGACTTGCGTGTACGCAAGTCCCTCTGCCGGAGATTCTTCGAGATCTTTTACGACTTCGGCGGCACCAGGAACCGCGCCACGTATGCGGCTACGGCGGACAGCACGTCGGTTCCGAGCTTCACGCCGAACGCCGTCCAGTAGTCCCGCGTCCAGCGCACATCATGTAGACCGCTCGCCACGGCGAGCCCCACCACCACAAGCACCGTGATCAGCAGGTTCCAGAGGAACGTACGCACCGCGCGCTCGATCGCATCGCGATGTGGCGGAGTCGTCGGTAACGTTGTCATTTCGGCACCTCATCCTTGTGATGTTGCAGAGTGAAGAGGATCGCGAGTCGCCACCATAGCGTTACGTCAATCTGTGCAAGGATCGTTGCCCACAGCCACGTCGGGAAATCGGCGCGTAGGAAGCGCAACACGAGCCATAGTCCGAACGCTTCGAAGAGAGCGAACGCCATCAACATCAGGTTGATGCCGAGTTGCGAGCGCCACCAGCCTTCGGACCGGAACGCGTACGCCACGACGAAGAGGCCGGCGGGCACCGCGCCACCAGCGATCAGGATGCTGATCAGGACCCTCACGCGCGTTGTCCCTTCATCGCCCGGGCGGCCATCCGGGCCAGCTCGTCCCGGGCCGCGTGTACGGCCGGCCAGTCCCGCTCAGCCGCCGCGTGTCGGGCCTGGCTGGCCTCTAGGGCCTTCGCGGCCACCGGTCCATTGTCCGGCACGGGCTTGCGGTTCCGACGTGTCCACGGCCACCTCAGACCGGTCATGCCACTGCCCCCTCGGCCGTCCAGTCGCCGGGCAGCTCCCGTACCCGGCCACCGGCGCGCAGCTCGTCCGGAGTGCCCGGCGGGTGCGGGAGGGGTGGCCGGCGCAGGGCGGAGAGCACCTCACCCAGCTGCCGGTCACGCACGTCTCCGCGGGCCACCTCGGCATCCCACGCCTTGTGCCAGTCGTCGCCCCGCTGGCGCTGCGCGGCAACTGCCTCTTCGTGCTGCCGGCGCGGTACGAGCCGACCGGTCAGTACCAGCCACAACACGAAGCTGGCAATCCCCGCCGGAGAAAGATTGCCTAACCATTGCGCGATGAGTGGGCCGGTCACCCGATCTTGCTATCGGGTTGGATGCGCGCGCTGACCACGATCCCGCAGTAGGGCTCACCGAACTTGGATGGCCGGGGCGCGCCGTCACCGAAGTCGCGTACCGCTTCGTTCTTGATGTTCGAGATCACGACGGAATAGCGGTGATACGTCGAGCCATCGGTGTCAACCTTCAGCTCGACGTTACCATCCGATGACTTGATGTGCCCATCCCATACCGTCGTCGGCACGAACGTCCATGTCGGCGTACCGCCCCCGGCGGGCTCTTTCATGATCGCGACGCGCACATCACACTCGCCGAAGTCACACCCGATCCCAAGCCAGACGATCCCGCCACCGATCGTTGTCGGGTAGACGTCAATGCCCATCGGGTTGTCATGCGTGAGAATCATCGAAGAACCACCATCTCGTGTCGTTTGCCGGCGCGACGGCACCGTGCATGTGATCGTTAACTTGGGCGATGAACGCCGACCAGTCGAACAACGCGCCCGGATCGTCGTGATCGCCGACGTGCAGTCCGAGCGTGATATCCCGGTGGCCGACGATGCCGGGCAGCCGGGCGGCCACCTCGTCCGGCCCGCGGTGCACGGCCGGGATGCCACCGAGCGCACAGAGCTGCGCGGCGAGCGCGGCGGTCAGTGCGACGGTGGCCGGCGGCACCGCGCCCGGTACGCCAGCGTTGTACCCGCACATCTCGATGTGCCAACCGTTCGCGTTCGCTTCGCTGTACGCGGCCCACGCCTTGATGGTCAGCGGGGTCGAGCCCAGCGGGCCGGACGTGTCGACGTAGAAGTGACTGCTCGTCCAGCTCGTCATGGCGTCGGAGCGGGTGGCCGCGTAGTGCGCTTCGGCTGTTGCGGTGGCCGTGTTGCTCGTGTCATGGATGACCAGCCACCGGGGCGGGACCACGAGCCCGCCGGCCACCGACGCGGCCCGGGGCGCAGGCCCGTACGGGACACCGGGCAGTCTGCTCGGGATGCTCATGTCGGCACGGTAGCACGCACGCGAGCGGCCCCGGGGATCTCGTCCCCGGGGCCGCGTCGTCGGCGTTGACGCGCTACACCCCGGCGTCGGGTACCTGGCCCGGGGTGGTGACGGCGTCGCCCGTGCCGTCGTGCGCCGGGCCGGCGGGGACCCCGTTGCCGGTACGCAGCTGCTCGACCTTGCCGAGCAGTTCGTCCGCCAGGGCCTTGAGCTTGTCGCCGGCCACCTCGGCATCGTGGGGGAGGTGCTCGTCCGCTACCCGCTGTGCCCGGGTGGCCGCGTCCGCGAGGACGCTCGCTACCTCATCCTTGATCTGCTGTTCCGCGCTGTGTAGCACGGTGGAAAAATCGGTCATGCTCGGCACCCTAGCACGCGTGCCAGGGTGCGCATGACTCGATCTTGGAGATCTCCAAGATCGGTAGGCATGGCACGGCCCCGGGATGAGCGCACCGTCCGGAGCGGTCATCCCGGGGCCGATTTTCCCTCGCGCTAGTGCTTGAGGCGTATCACCGAGTCTACAGCACGGGCCGGCCTGGCGGGGTGCCGATCGATTCCACGCCCGGATGCCAGATCTCGATCATGCCGATCGTGTGCACCGGGATCCCGATCGACTTGCCGATGTAGCGCCACTTCTTGGCAACCGGCATCCATCGCGACAGGATCAGCGTCGGGATCGGGTGCGTGTCATCGGTTCCGACGTAGGCCACCTGACCGTGCGAGATCAGCTCATCCCGTGGCCGGAGCGATGGCGACCAGACTACCTTGACGAACATGTTACGATATCGACGGGCCTTCTTGATGCGATCCTGGAGGTTATCGGCCCCATCGAATATCATGTTATCCGGCGGTTTGCCGCGAGGCTGCTTCCCGCGTAGCTCTCCAGGCATGTCAGATCAGATTGCCCTGATACTCGCCGAGACGCTCATCGATCGTGGTCACGATGTTCATCATCTCTTCGAGTCCCTCCTTGACTTGATTCAAGCCGCCGGCCACGTCCGTGCCGGTGCGCGTGGCGAAGCTGGTCGGCAGGATCGACAGCGCGTACATCAACGCATCTTCGACGTTTTGCTTCGCCACGGCAAGCGTACCGATGACATCGTTCTGAAGATTCGCGCGTAGGGCATCGATCTTGCCGGACAACCCTTCCGCTGAAACATCCGACATTACTTGCCATCCTCTCGTTAGTCGATCTCTTATCTCCATTGTACCACATCACAGCACGAGCCGCCCGGGTCGCGGTTAGCCGTGGCGCCGGGCGGCTCTCTGTGCAGGAGTTACTCCCCAGAACGTTTGTCGTTTTCCCGACGAGTGTGCACGTTCTCCCACGCGTCGATCGCGTTTAGGAGAACGGCACTGGCCGCTAAGATCGCGACGATCAGTACGAAGATCATGCGTCCACACCACGATGCACGTCGAGATGGTTCGTAACCTTGACGATCGCCTCATCGAGAGTGCTGGCGACCACGTTGAGCTGTAGCAGGTTCACTACCTTGCGCTCGACCTTGATCGTTGAAGTCGCGTTACGGTTGTACGCCACGTTGGGGTTCGGCACCTCGTGCGCCTCGGTGACCTCCTCGATCGCCACCCGCACGTTGTAGTGCGCGCCCATCACATCACGCCGCGAACGGGTCGAGGGAAGCGAGGTAGGCGCGCGCTGTCTGCTTGTCGGCATCGGTCGGCTCATCCATCACGACGGCCGGCTGTGGCCACTTGCCCTTGCGGTTCGCGAACCGACCGAGCGTCATCTTGCCGGGGACCGGTCCCGCGGATGTGCGCTTGGTGAGCTGCGGCACGAGGCCGGCGCCGGAGAGGAGCTGCCCCTCGATCCGGCAAGGGATCGTGTCGAACTTGTCGTTCGGTGCGCCGTCCAGGATGACCACGTCCGCGATCACGCGGTCATAGGTCTTATCCTCGTTGCCGGGCATCGTGCTCTTGATGCCGGTCTCGACGCCGGTCGGCGTGACTAGCACGAGCCGGCCCACGAAGTCCTTCGCGGTGATGAACTCGGTCTGCGGGGCGCCGAATGGATCGGGCTGTCCCATGCTGTGCTCCTTCGTGTTGTGACGCGTTGTGTCGTGTTCCATTGTATCACGTGAGACTCATCCTCATATCTCACACGAGCGCACCGTTGCCCGGATCAGCATGCTTACGGACCTACACTCACAGCGCTTTCCCTACGTGGGGAGCGATGGAATCGAACCATCAGCCTAGCGCGCCCTTGGGGTCATGACTCCCCGCTGGTGTGCACATCGCGCTTGCTCTTCCATTGAGCTAACTCCCCTTGGAGCTAAGGGCAGGTACAGCTACTCGCAACCCTTGCGCTGCGTATCATGACTGCCCTTCGCGTGGAGACGCGTAAACCCCTAGCTTTCGTGCATCCACTGCAAACTGACTCGACCCCCGAAGGGATCGTGAACGGGCATGGACTCGAACCATGCTTGCGAGAGGTTGGCCGGCTCTCGATCCTCACGCGTCAACGAGATCAGCGGGGTATCGCTGACGCATGCCGTTCGCCCGGGATCGGTCAATCGATCCTCAGCGAGACCGATCCCTGTCAAGATCTATTGAGTTGTCAAGAGTGGTGACCCGCTTATGTACTCCACTATACACCACGGCGGCGTGGTGTCAAGCGGCCATCCCGCGGACCGCGTGCCGCTCCCGCCGTGCCGCCCGGCCAGCCGGGCTCGCGCTCGCGAAGACGGCGCGGTAGACGCCGCAGTGGCCACGCATGCCGTTGCGCTCGCCCTGGCGGGCGATGTCCACCCCGGTCGAGTCCCCGACCCGCCAGATCGTCAGCAGGCCCTTGCGGCGCGCCCGGGTGGTGTAGGTGATGAACGTCTTGTGACTCAGGCCCATCCGTGCCGCGAGCTGCCCGTTCAGCTCGTGCGGGTACCGGCCGACCAAGGATCACGTAGTCCTCCGCGAAGTCAGCCAGCAGCACCGCGGATCGCCTCCTTGGCCAGGGCCTCTAGCTCAGCCGTCCAGGCACCCGCGGCACTCGCCTCGCGCCACAGCGCGGAGGCGTCCTCCCGGGTACGCACGGCACGGGCACGGGCCGGCCAGTCCGTGAGGCCCGGGATCGAGTGGTCGACCGCGAGTTCTTGAACATGGGTCATGCGCCCGGGGATCGGCCCCGGTACCACGGTCAAGCCGGCGCCCGGTTCGTTCAGTTCGTCGAGCGGTGGCACGGTGATCGGCACCGCAGTCAGCCCGGCGCCCGTGAGGGTGGCCGAAACTGAGCAACTCGCGCACCACGAGTTCGGCGGCTCGACTTCGACATAACCACACATCGAGCACATGATCGGCTCAGTAGCTACGTCGCTCGTGGTAATGGTTGCGAGCGCCGTAGTCGCTGCGGTGGCCGCGTCATGCTTGGTCTGCTCAACTTGGGCCGGGGTGGCTGGCTGGCGGATGGGCCTCATCAGACCCTTACGCTTGCGCCAGGCGCGTACGTCGAGACAGAGCTGCACGGCTTCCCAGCCGGCCGCGATGTTGACCTCCCAGATTCCCCACTTGATCGAGCCATCCTCGTTGCGCTCAGTCGCCGGGAGATGCAGCACGTAGGCGATGTCCTTACGGACGTTCGGCATCAGTACGTAGCGCTTCTCGTCCGGTAGCCACATGTACTCAGCGTTGGCGTAGATCCCGAGTTGTATCGCGATGTTCCCCTGCGAGAACTCGAACTCGCCTTTTTCGGTCTTCAGGTCGGCCACCGTCCATGTTACAGGCGCCGGCATGCCGTTGATCGGGGCCGCGAGGATGCCGTCTTCACGCGTCACAAGACGGTCGAACTTACCGGCCGACTTGATTTTCGTGTTCACCACGATACACTCAACGTACCGCCGGTCAGTCGCGAGGTTGGCCGACTTCATTCCCGCGGCGTAGGTCGCGATGTGATCCCGCCAGTCCGCCGGGATCGAGGTGAGTACCTGAGCCCGTTGGTGCAGGCTAGCTGAGTCATACCGTCCCGTGAAGCCGTGCAGCGCAGTGCCGAGATTCGCGCCTTCGCGCGCCTTCGCCGCTTCCATCGCGTCATCGCACACGCGCTGGAGATCAGATTTCTCAGTGTCAGGATCGAGCGCGGAAGCGAGCGCGTAGAGGTCAGCTCGTTTCCCGATGCCATGCGCGACCATCCGCAGTTGCCACTGTTGAAGGTTCCACATTTCCTGTATCGAGGAGGCGAGAGTCGTTGCCCGCGTCCAAGGTATCCGGCCGCCCTTCAGGGACTCCGGGTCGGGGAGCAGTCGGCGCCCCCAGCGGTCGAACTCACGCTCACCGGAGTTTGGTGTGCCGAACGCGTCGCTCACCATGCCGCCTCCTCCAACTCATCGTAAGTCGCGTTCGGATTACGCACGAGTTCGTCACGCATCGCTTTGATATTCGCGAGTGAGTTACCGCTCTGGAATAGCGCATCAGCCTGCTCTTCAGTGAGCCCCACCCTGTCCATTACCCAGTACTTGATTTGGATCGAGTCATCATCGTTATCTGACCATCGACCCTCATCGGTGACCTGCCAGTATCGATGATAGGGGGGCAGGATGCCGACAACTCCCGGCACGAGGGGAGGTAGATCGGCGCCGAGACGCACTGCCATGAACCCCGCGTAGCAGAGCGCAGTACCGCAGCCCGTCTCTTCACACCAGTTGCCCTGGTCCCAGATGAACGTCGTCTCGGGCGGCAAAGATGTACCATTGCGTTGCTGTTCGATCGACTTCTCAATGTCCTCGATAGCGGCGCTCAGTGTATCGAAGTCGATCTGTCGCTGTTCGGTCACTTCGCGTACCTCACGATCTCTTTCCAGTAGTGCGCCGATTTGACCGTTCCTAGGCTTATCTCGACGGCGTACGTAACTCGCGTCAACACCTCGAACACGACGGACTGTGCGCGTTGCTGCATGAACTCAGTGAGTTCGTACCATGATAGATCTCTGCCGGGACTGCCGGTCACTGACCATTCCTGGGCGGAGTATTTGATCCCGACATAGACATACGGACGACTCGGAGATAGCCCACCCGGGCGACGGAACGTCTTCGTGAAGCGTATCACCGTGCCGATCTCGTACGTGTCTTGTCCGAAGTCCGGTGGCCATACCACGCGTGATTTCGGCTTGTCTTCTATCTCCGCGATCTTCTGCTGTAGCGCGAGCACCTCACGCGCGAGACCCGCAGCTCTGCGCGTGAGCGCATCGCGTTCGTTCTGATTCACAGTCCTCATCCCTTCTCATGAACAGAATTCTGCTCCACATGCGTTCAGCAGATGCACGATGCGTTCCGCCGCAGACGCACTCCAACACTCGATGTGCGGCTCCGGGCAGCAGTCGTACACGCCCATCTCGTCCGCTTCACCTTCGAAGCCAGTCGTGTGTTTTGTACGATCATTCTGATCCGGGCAGACTGGCGCGAAACCGGTTGGCCCCTCGCTATCAGTGAAGATCACGCGCCACTTGTTCATAGCCCCCATCCTCTCACGATCGGGTCGACGAGCTTGGACGCGAGCTTGGTGCTGATTGCGTCGGCTACCTCTGCTTTGGACTCGAAGCCCGCGAGCTTGATCCCGAGGGCACGCGCTTTCGCTAGCTGACCTTCGCTCGGCGACTGGCTCTTGTTCCGCCAGGTCCCCTTACGATTGATTATAGCACTCGCACCGAGTTCTTCCGCAACCTCTTCGCCCCATGCCATCGCAGTGTCAAGCTGCAGATGACGGTAACGGAACGTCCCCGCGCCACCGGCCGCGAGTACCGCCACGTTGTACCGGCCACCCCCGCCTGCCGGTACGATAGCTACCGTGCGGTTGCTTCGTCCGGTCGGGAGGAACGCGATGCCGCTTTCGGTGCGCAGCCACGCCGAGTGCGACCGGGCGAAGAGATCCACCCATCGCGCTTCGATCGTATCACCTTCGACGTACGATAGCGCGCGTGACCCGCTGCTCGGCGCCTCCTCTTCGTAGTCGAACTCCAGGCCGTCCGATGTGAGGAGCATATCTGCGAGGTTCTCAAGATCCGGATCCTTGGCGCGCTTCGTCGGATCACCGACGAGATTGACGAGTGAGGCGAGGCGGTGTCGGCTACTCACGCCGACCACGTCGAGCACGAGCGCCATCGTCTGCCCGGGGTAGGGGCGCAGCACCCGGCCAACCATCTGCGTGTACAGCCCCGCTGAAGTCGTCGGCCGACAGATCACACCGCACGAGATGCGTGGTTCGTCGAACCCCTCGGTCAACACCATGCAGTTACTTACGACTTGTGTGTCACCGGTACGTAGACGCTTGAGGATCGCGCGTCGTTCGGCCACCGGGAGCGCGCCATGCACCGTCTCGGTGATGATGCCGGCCTCATTGAGCGCGTCAGCGAACACGTAGGCGCTCGCCACGGTCGGTGCGAAGAGTACACCGGAGTGATCGGACGCGTGTTCGACGTACGCCTTCGCGACCAGGCCCGGCGCGAGCGAGGCGGAGAGCGCGTCGCCTAATTCGCCATCCTGGTAGTCGCCATGGTTACGCTTGAGCGCGTCGAGATCGAGATCCGGAACCTTGATCCGCTTGCCGCGGGCCGGGAGGAGGTGCTTCGCCTCGATCATGTCGAGGATGTCCCGGCGGTAAACGATCTTATCCCAGATTTCCCCGAGGGCAGCCCCGTCCGTCCGGGCCATGGTGGCCGTGACGCCCACTGCCGGCGCCCCGTAGTGGTCGAGGATGGCCCGGTAGGTGGCCGCAGTGGCGTGATGAGCCTCGTCGATGACGATCATGTCCACGTCCCGCACGGCGGCCCGGCGGGTGGCCGAGGCCAGGGTCTGGACGGTGGCCACCACCACGTCCGCCTCAACCTCGTTACGCGTGCCCTTGACCACGCCGATGTGCAGGTGTGGCGCGACGGCCCGCAGCTTGTCAACCGCTTGCTCGATCAGCTCGTCCCGGTGCGCGAGCACGAGCGCCCGGCCACCCTCCCGGGCGCGCCGGCCCGCGATCAGGTGGCTGAAGACGACCGTCTTGCCGGCGCCGGTCGGGAGGACCACCGCGGGGCGCCGCACGCCAGCCGCCCAGGCGCGCTCGATCGCGGTGATCGCGTCACGCTGGTAGTCGCGTAGCGGCAGTAGCTCGCTCATATCCCCATCCATGCCTCGAAGAGTTCGCGGCCCCGGTCGCAGAGGCGCTGTGCGTGAGTTGTACCGATGCGAGCGTTCGGTGACATGTCGCATATCATGCACGTTTTCAGGTGCGCATGATATGCCTTGCGCGCGCGTTGCACGCGCGCAAGCCACGACTCCGGATCGGGATTGATGGGTCCCTTGATGCTCACTCGGGCTCCGTCAGCCACATCGTACGCAGCTCCATGCCGTTGGGGCAGAGCGCTTGCGACTCGTTCGGCGGGGTCATCCCTGACGCCTCCGCGACATCAGCAAGGTACTTCCTGATGCGCGCGCACTCTGCGCATGTCTTGACGTGGTTCTCGTACGCGGCGCGACGTGCGCGCACGCGTACGAGCCACGACCGGTTGTCTTTCTTCTCAGGCACCCTTGCTCCACTCCGGGTTGTCGACCACGTCCACCGTGATCCACAGCTTGAGCCCGTTCTCTAGGGCAACCTCGAAGATGTTCTTCTCACCGTCCGGGCTGACGAACTTGATGTTCGTCACGTCGGTGTAGCTCGCGAGAAGCGCATCCTTGACCGCTTCGAGCGCTCGATCGACGACACTCTCGTGTGTGCGTCCCGCGATCTCGATCGTGTTGCGCTTGACTTCGTTGCTCATGTCATCCCCTCTCGGATCGTCCTGCCTTCATTGTAGCATGCGTTACGCGTCAAGTGTTATCGCGAAGTTGACACAACCGTTCGCACCACAGTGACGTTCGCACACGCAATCCTGTGTGTCGTCTCCGAGACACCAAGGGCATTCGAGCACATCGACTGTCATGACCGAGCGTAGGGTCTGTACCGCACTCTTCGTAGCGCCGAGCTGCTCGGGAGGCGAGTACGTCACCTCGACCAGTGCGCCAGGCGGAGGATTGAACGTGAACGCCGTGCGCCCCTCGCGCTCGATCGTCACGGCGCCACTGGCGCCGAGCGCGGCCACCGTCCACTCGTACCCGTCCCGGCCCCGCACGCGGGCACCCTGTGGCACGTCAATCCATCGCGTCTGCATGTCAGCTCCTCACGATCTTCAAGACGAGAAACGGGAGCGGGCAGACGTAAACTGCGGTCTTAGCGACGTAGACCCCAATCCATGCGTCCCGTGGTTCGAGGTAGATCTGCGCATGGTGCCCGAACAAATGGATGTGCCAACGGCGACTCATCGGGTTACGCGCGTCTCTTCGAGTGTGCGGACGTTCGACTTCGAGTTACCTTGATCCGCCTCGGTGTATGCCTTGATAAAGCGCCTGGTGAGCGACGTGTAGTTGTCTGCATCGGGCTCATCTGGATCCGACGGATCATCGAGATCCTTGTGTAGATCGTAATCAGCCCAACTGATGACAGCGCGCAGTGCGATCTCTACCGCAGCGCGATCAAGCTCCATGATCACTCCTCACCCCGATCTTGTCGTCGCCTCCATTGTAGCGTAAGGTGATGCGTATGAGCAAGGAGGAGAGCATGGGTGATGAGGGAGAGCGGTACGAGCGCGAGCCGACGGATGGCGGGCTGACGGGCGAGGCCCGGGGCCGGCGCCGGCAGTACCACACGTCGCTCGAACGCGAGATGGTGGACGAGCTTGACGAGCTCGCAGCGGATAACGGGGTATCCCGGTCCGCGATGATCCGGGCCGCGGTGGTGGCCGGGCTGCCGGTGGTGCGGGTCCGCTTTCGCGCCGTACGGTGAGGGCCCGACCCGGCCACCCCCACGCGGGGTGCTTGGGATGAGGTGGCAAGCACGTGCGCCAGGGGTGGCCGGCCGGCGCGCTGTGAAGCGCGGTCACGAGAGGGTGACGGATGCAGGATAGCGACATCGAGCGGGGCGCGCAGCTCGCGGCGGACGGGTACGTGGTGTTCCCCGCCATGCGTACACGCGAGCGCGGGCAGGGATGCAAGGTGCCCCCGGCCGGCTTCCGCTGGCGCGAGGGTGGGGCGCGGACGCCGGATCAGGCCAGGGCGCTCGCCCGCCGGTACCCCGATGCGGACGGCTGGGCGGTCGACTGCGGGGCCAGCGGGGTTGTGGTGGTGGACCTGGACCCCGGGCACGATCCGGAGCCCTGGCGGGCGTACGGCGGGCGGGACGCGACCCCGCGCGGGGAGCACGTGGTGCTGGCCGAGGTGCCCACCGCGGTGGTCGGCAACGGGGACCAGCGGCGGCACGGGATGCCCGGGGTCGACGTGAAGGGCCTCGGCGGGTACGTCATCGCGTACGGCGTACTGCCGGCGCGCGGGCAACTGCCAGCGTGCCCGGCGTGGCTGGTCGAGAAGATGCGGTACACCGGTACGGAGCATGATCAAGTACGTACCGCGGACCGTACCGGGGCCGTACCGGCCGTCCGGGAGGACCCCTTCAGCGCGCCGGCCCGGTCCTTCACGCAGGCAGAGGCGGGGCGGTACGTCCGGGCCGCGCTCGACCGGCTGGCCGAGGCCAAGCCCGGTTGGCGGAACAACATGCTCAACGACGTGGCGATGACGATCGGCCACTTCGTACCGGCGTTCTGGACGGAGGCGACGGTAACCGAGCAGCTCGCGACACGGGCCGCGGCCATCGGTCTCAGCTACGGCGAGGCGCGGGCGACGATCAGGAGTGGCCTCGCGGCTGGTATGCGTGAGCCGTACGACCGCGCGGAGGTTGGTGCGAGCGATGATGCGGAGAGTGATGCGTCGGATGAGGAGGTGATCGAAAGCGAAGACGATGCGGTGGGCAAGCTTATTGGTGAGATGTTAACGTTCAGTCAGCTCGCTGAGATGCCGGGACCCATACCGTTAATCGAAGGGATGCTGAACCTCAACTCGTTGGCATGGCTAATCGGTAAGGCGGGATCATACAAGTCGTTCGTAGCGCTCGATTGGGCGGGACA